CACGTACACCGCGCTCTTCTTGCGCTCGCCAGGGGTGTAGAACGGTTTGTTGAGCGACACCTTCTTGCCTTGATAGGTGTTACCTTTTTTTGAGAGAGAGGTCATGGCTTGATCTTCGGAAATCCTTTAGCTGAATAGACCGAGATTTTCTTCTTCACTCTGTTGCGACGAGAAATGAGCGACTGCTTGACCCTACGATTTGCATCAAACGATTGCACAGGAGCAACGAACGGGTCCGCAACGAAGTCGCTCATTTGGTTGGCCTTTTGGGAACACCAAGAGAATCCTCAAACACGTTTCGCTTGTCTTCTGGAAGGCTTGCTTTTGCATCTTCAGATTTTTGATACAAATCATCCCATGTTTTATTGAACTGAACCAATGACATGTTGGAGTTTCTGGCCAACGCATTTGCTTGAGGAATAGTGATGTTTGGTTTTAGACCTGCACCTGCTTGCGGAAAACGAACGACTGCTCCAAGGAAGTTTTGAACAGGTACGTTTCCAACCATTGAATCAACAATCCACCTTGCCCTAGTAGCTTGCATCACAGAGTTTGCAAGCTGGTCAGGTTGAAGACGCCCCCCTTGCTCCGTCATGTTCCTTGCGCGATTCCACAACATGTAATCATTGATCATGTTGAAGTCTGCCGGATTCAAAACAGTAAGAATGATTTGCATCCGATTTGGATCATCTATCATATCTCCAAGAGCCTGAACACCCCTGCGAAGATTTGCGGGACCGGTTTCAGAGACGTGGTTCAACAATGCCGTTGCTGCATCTGCCCTTACTGCATTCAGCGTCACAGGATTCAACTGATTGAGAGCATTCTGCACAACCTGCGGATTTTCAGACCTGAACAAAAAGTCTCTTACAAATTGAGAAGGATCAACGTCTGGATTCAGTTGATTGCGCTGAACTCGGCGAGTGGTTGTATTAAAAAACTCTTCCGACCTTTGCCTCGCTTGCTGCGCTAGATTGATTATATTATTTCTCAATGTAGGAGATGCGATGTTTCCAACATTATCTGTGATTTCACTTAGCTGTTGAGGAGTGATTCCGGTGGCGATAGGAATCGTCATCCCTACATTTTGAACGCGAACGGCATCGTTGAAAATAGACTGGAGCCTATTTGCGTTTGCCTCACTACCAGCAACAATGTTACGAACACCTTGAGGAAGCTCCCTGAAGTTGTTTGCGATAGAAGAAAGGTTTTCTGTTGCAACTCCACCAATTTCAATAGGTGCGCTGCTTCTCAGTGAATCAAGGAAACCACGCCGAACCTGGTCAAATTGGATACGGCCCTGAGCGGTTGGAGTTAAAAGATTCCTGATTGAAGTGAATCCTTCTGGAGATCTAGCGAGGTCAGAAAAGAACTGCTCTGTGTTTTGATATCCACCATCGCTTGCCGGGATAGATGCCCTCCTGATTATCGGATTATCCTGAAGCAAGTTGAACCTGTTTTCAGCAAGCCCCTGAGCAGTCACAACCTCGTTCTCGATTCCAAGCCGACGAGCAGACGCAAGCTCTTCATCTTTAAGCACAGAGCGGAGCCTCCTAAGCTGGTTCTGAGCGACGCCCGGTGCGACTTCTGAAAAGTGATGGATGAGTCCATCGATTGACTGCCTGAGTCCAACAATCTGTTCAAAGGTCTGAGGGCTTCTTGCAACATCAAGCAATGCTCTTGCGCGCGAAGATGCCTCATTGAAAAACTGAGAAGGAATGCGATCAATGGTGGTTGTTGGAGCGCCACCGATGATAACAGATGGAGTGGTTGTTATGCGCTCCTCGGTTGCAAGCGCGCCAAGAATATCATCTACTGTATTGGTTAGATTTTGGCTTGGAGCTATTGGAACTTCAGGTTGGCCACCAAGCCTCCTTGCAAGAGTTGTCCTGACGTTGTTATAAGCATTGTCAACGATTCCGCCAAGCCGCTGATCTTCTCCACGAATGAATCCAACAGAGTTGTTTGCTGCGTCTTGCAATGATGCCGCCCTTGGGGAGCGAGGCAAAATGGTTCCAATGGTTCCTTCTACTTCAGCAGCGGCTTGTCCAGCGGATCCCGCTGCTCCAGTCCTAAGTGCTCCCCTTGATGCAGCTTCAGCACCAAGAATATCTTGCTGTGCGGTTTCAGATGTTGCTCTTACCTGTTGAACCGGAAGGCCAAGGTTCACGCGAATCGCTTCTGGAAGTCTTTGCTGTGCGGCAAGTGCGGCAGAGCCTGGACCAAATGTACCTGGAACATTTCTGCCCGTTTGCTGTGTAGCTGTAAGTGGAGCGGCTTCGGGACCAAGCGCACCTTCCAATCGACCAGAGGCTTCTCTTCCCGCTTGAGCAATCTGCTGTTCGGTTGTAAGCAAGCTCGCTCGTCGCGCTGCTGCTCCACTAGCGCCGCCAACACCCGCTCCAAAAAGTGCAGGGAGACTGATTTCTTTTCCAATTTCTTCCCAAGTTGGAAGCCTTCCTTCGTCAATGTATTTTTGGATAACATCACCAAAAGCAGCAGTGGAAGCATTTACAACAGCCTGTCTTCCAGCTTGATAAAGTCCTGCTGCAAAAGGACCAGCAACACCTTGAACCATTTCAAGCGCGGGGGTTGCAGCAACAATTCCAGACTGTAATTCTTTTCCATAATCCGGCTGTTGTCGTTGGCCAGAAAGTCCTTCTATGCTTTGCGCGGTTCGTTCGCCGGCATAACCAGCGAGTCCCATTGCAGCAGGATTTCCACCCGTAAAATAACCAGCAACAAGAGGAGGAGCAACGCGAGCAGTTGTTGCTGCTGTTTTAACCCCAAGAGTTCCGTAATCTTTTAGCTTTGATTGCTGTAATGCCAAATCAAACTCATTATTTCCGGTCGTGGTTACACCTTCAACATCTCCAGCCGCTTGCATCATTTTGCTATACCAACCAACACTGGCCGACTGATCCACCGCCTTCTGCATTTGTTCAGCAGAGCCGGGGCCAGCGACAGGAGTGGATGGTTGAGCGGGGGTGGCTGGAGTTGATGATTGCGATTGTCCACGCAACGCGGAAAGGACGTCCGCTTCTGTCGGCTGAGTATCAGATTCCAGAACAATCCGTTTCTGAACTCCGTTGTCGTCAACTGTTACAGCAAAGCGTGGCATAAGTTATTGTCCAAGGATTTCAGTTGATATGATTTTGATTCCACCACCAGCAGGCTGGCCCACCGATGGATCGGCGGGATCAGTCGTGCCAGTCTGAGGATTATTTACAAAAGGATCAAATACTGAAAGGTTGTATTTTGTTCTATAAACATCCGCCTGTTTAACTTCATTCGGAGTAAGCCTATATTTTGTTTTGAAATCATTGATATTGTGAGCGTAATCCAAAGCTGAAAACGCAGCAAAGTTCTTAGCAGCATTGATAAAGTTTCCGCTTTTAAGGTCTCCAAGCTCAGAAACCAATCGCGCCTGTTCTCCAGATGTAACGGCTTTTCCAGACCTTGCAAGAGCGGTGGAGTTGAAATTCTTGCTTGAGTATTGAAGAATCTCGTACGCCTTTTTATCTTGATCCGTTTTTGCCTCGGAAAATTTCTGATCTAATTTTGCTATGTTTCCACCAATCAAACCAATATACCCATTCAATTTTCCAGGATATTGCTTCTCGTATGCGTCAATTTTATTTACCAATTCATCTGACGTTCTTGCGATAGATTTATTTGCAAGAAACATTTTGTTGTCTTCGCCGGATGGAGCTTTCCATTGTCCAGTTTCAGCAAGAGCTTTGATTTGATTTTGATCGTCTTGCGAAAGGCTTCCCCAGGAGTTTGATGCTTGAAGAACCTGATCAGATGAAACCTTTCCTCTCAATCGCTCGCCTCCAGTAAGCCCCCTTTGGCTAAGTCCTTTAGCCGCATCCCCTTGTTCTTGGGTGTAAATTCCACTTGCAACCTGAAGATCAATTGCCGCATCCGGCAATTTAGCCAGATTTGCAATCAGGTTGACATCTTTTTGCGCTTTTTCTTTTTTAACAAGTGCATCTGCTGCATGGAAAATGGCATCTGCTTTAGTCTGATCATATTGTCCATCACTTCCAAGGCCATTGTTATTATCAAATACAGTTTTGCTATCTCCAGCTTTGATAAGAATGTTGCTTGTCTCATTCAATTGCCTCATCTTGTTGTCACGGGCTTCTTTTAGAATATGTCTATTCTGCACCATTGGCAGAGAATCAATAACAGGCTTGCTCATGTCTCCAAGCATCTTTAGTCCAGTTGCACTTTGAAGATCGGACGGAGGAGCAGGAAACGCGGCGGTCGGATCGCCCTTGGCATTCCATTGAACATACTCAGACTGCCAAGCTTGAATTTTTGGAAGATCGACAGCAAACTTTGCCTGATCATCCATGCTTCTGCCAAGATTGTAGGAAGCGGTCTTGTTCTGGATGTCATAATTCTCCCTTTGCATGACCTGTTGAGCAGTCTGCAACTGAAGCTGTTCAGTCATCCGCTTCTGTGTCTGCGCGCGGTCGTACAACGATGCGCCAATCTGAAATGCTTCAAGAGTATTGTCAGCCATAAAAATTTTTAGTTGTAGCCAACACCGTAATTTCCGTAACCAGAAGAACCAAAGTTCATTGGCTGGCTTGATATATTTTGAGACTGAGAAGGGCCGTTCATCATGGTGTCAACATTTCCGTAGTTGTACGGAGCAGATTGGCCACCGGATGAACCTGTTCTTCCTGCACTCATAGACTGCTGTGCCATCGCTCCACCATAAAAACCACCAGCACTTGAAATAGCACTTCCAAACGCAGACATCGTGGGATCGGGCATTGCAGCTACCTGTGCAGCTTGCAAATCTCGACTGTATTGAGCCTGTTGCTGTTGCTGCATCACACCGACGCGCTGTGCCGGCGTGATGAACATGCTGCTGGTCGAGAACGGCTGAACCATTCCATACGCACGCTGCTGCTGGATAAAGCTCTGGGCCTGCTGCAATCCTTGGTTCTGGATCTGCATTGATGTCAGGCCAAAGTCACGAGCGGACAGATTCCTGCCCATGCCAGTACCACCTCCAAATCCACCACCAAGCGCACGTCCTGCCGCAGAGCGTTGAAGCTGAGAAGAGACATCTTGTGAAACCTCGCCTCGCAAAGACGCTCCGATGTTTGATCCTGCCTGTGCAATCAACTGGTCGTAACCAGGGATGGCCCGCCGAAGTTGTTCCTCTAGAACGCTCTGATCAGCAGTCGTGGTCTTTCTTGCAAGATCAGAAGCCGCTGGCAACGATTCAAGATTCTGCTTGATAGCAGCTTTCTGCTCGTCGGCAAAATTGATTGGCTTAAATTCTGGAACCTTTGGCTTGCTCCCTTTGCTCAAGAGTCCACCAATAAGGCTGGATCCACCAACGATTGCCGCTGCTCCTAGGAGTCCCATAAGTTAAAATACCTCCTTCACAAAACGATTGCCGTTCTCTACTGAGAACACTTTTTCAGGTTCGTGGCGCTGGATATTCATAGTTAACAATCGAGTTGCCTTTTCTTCTGGAAACGGTCGCTCGTCCTTGAAGCAATGAACCCATATCCGACGCAAAGTATCCAACTTAAAAAGTTCACCCTCTTCAATCACCATGACATCATTGGAGCATGCCCACTGATCTGCATACTCCCTGATAAACTCGAAGGATTGAAGATGAACCTCATAACCAAATCGCTCGGTGCATTCTTTGGATGAGGATTTGGCGTCTTTTTTTACATACACCTTGATTGAATCATCAACCACGGCTTTGGGCAGATATCCATAGGTAGAACAGTCGGCCACGTACTTGTGGATGAGACGATAACCCTCGATTGACTGTTTCCAGTTGGGGTCGGTAGCTCCCTGCTCATGGATTCCAAGACAGTCGTTCTCCAACGAGAAAAGAACCGACATGAATGCCGATCCAAACCTTGGAAGTCCGCAAATCTGAAAAAGTTTACCTTTCATTTTTAACGCACAAAGATGTCCAAGCGGCAGTCCTTGCCAAGATGAAGATGGCCGACTCAGCGCCAACAATCACCCCAAGCTCGTTGCAAACAACGGCAGAATAGAGAGCAGCGTTTGGATGCACATTTTTCCCGGACTCTTTCATCCAAACATGAAGCTGGTTGATCCTATCATTTGCATGAGTAAAATCAGATGCGATAAGTCCAGACACATTGCTCCATGCGGGATCAATCTTGTCTTTGAAGAACGAGTTTCCAAACCCAGGGATTTTCATACCGGACTCGATGGCCGACTTCAACGCTCGCTCGTCAAATCGCTCGTAAACAAATCGAGCAGGGCCAATTGGTCCATGTGCATCACCAAGAGTCAGGATTGCAGATGCGATTCCATTGGTAAGATTACCGCTTCCAAAGAACGAGTTGACGGCGGCTCCAGAGCTTGAGTTCTGGTTGTTCCTTGCCGCCGTATCGTGTGCATCGAAGACAGCCTGAAGAAGCTCCAGTTTCTTTGGAGTGACTTCAGCAAGAGCAAAATCGATGTTCAGGTTCAGAACCATTGGGAAAAACCTCCACCGTTCAAGCCGACCCCGACCATCCTGATGGTGTGTACTGCGTCTCCAAGATATTGCATCGTCTGTTCCTGTACAGCCTGTACCGCTTTTGCTTCGTAGGCCACTGCTTCCTGTATCAAGTCGTTCTCCTCTTTGCGGATAGCCATCACCATCAACTTGATGGCGTCAGGAGAAGGAGGGATCAGATAGTCGTTGGCTGTCGCCGCATTGACGTGACGCATCTTCGCCATGACCGTCATCGGCTTGCTGTCGTCGCTGCTGCAACGGTCCGCGAGATAGCTGCGACGATACTGAGGAAGCGTCTCATCGGGGTCGTACACGGCTACATCAAGCTCCAAAAGAGTTGTAGCATTGTACTCGTACAATCGGCTCGCCGTGTTCGTCGCATCGCGGATGACCCCTGTAAGGCTGGTGAACTTCTTGGTCGATTGAACGTACGGAAGAGCCAGAATCAGCTTCTCGCCATCAATCCAAACGCTTCCAGATAGCGTCCTGATCCATTGACCATTCTGGTCCACCCCCTGGAGAGTGATTGTCTTTCCGACATCTGATGCATCGCCTGGATAGACGCGAAGATAGCTGTTCAATCCACCGGACATGTCTCGGTAAGAAACAACCGTTCCTCGATCGACAAGCTGCTTGCCGGCGCACGCCGAATTTTCTCCGAGCAATCCATATCCGCTCTCTTGGAACTCGAACCATTGGTTGCGAACAGTACCGACGCCGCAGCAATCTGCCACCGCTTCAATCGTCTCGATCTGTCTAGGCCAAGTTATACACCCACCAACGGTGTTTATCGTGAACCGACCGTACGCTCCCGCCCAAAGACCCTTGTGCAGCAACCGGCGACACGCCTGGTTGATGTAGTCATAGACGCGCGGATCATCGACACACACGCCGATAACGCGGGCAATCGTAGATTGGATGTCCTGAACAATCAGTTTCATTTGGTGTAATAGACTCGCGCGGTCCGCTTGATGAAGTAAACACCATAGAACGGAGGAAGGTTGTTGTGGGGCAATCCGCCACCAGTTGTCCCTCCGGTTAAAGTTGAAGTTTGTGGAACAGAACCATTAAAAGAATAGCTTGGATTTCCATCACCACCCGCTTCTTGAACAAAACTATCCCAAAAAACAGCCGGTTTTCCGTTAGAGTCTAAAGCGTGCGTGTGGGTCGGTATTTCCGAAGCGTCAAGCGTGTGCTTGTCTTCACCGACAACAGATGTCGCCGTTGACGTTCCATTGACAGCAACAGCGCCACTCGCCGCAAAAGCTCCGACACCGACCGGGAATCGTGCCGCGAACGCTGCATCAATCTCCCACATCGGGCCTGTGACATTGGTTACCGTGACAGAGCCATCGCCACCATCGTACAAACCAAGGTCCGTCGTTGATCCGACAAACATCCGCCGCTCTTGTCCTGACGCATCAACAGGATTTTTTCTGATCCAGAATCCTTGAGTGAAGATCCACCAAAGCCCTTGGTCATCGAGCCAAGGATAAACACGGTTGTTGATTGCAGGAAACGATGCTCCAAAGTTGAAGAACGAGTTTCCAATCGTACTGTTAAAAATCGCCTGCGTCCCGCTGATGATGTCGTTGGCCAACGTCTGGTAGTTGGTCGGGCAATAATTTACAGGAAGGCTTGGAGGAACAAGGTTGATCAGTGTTAGATTTGCCATATTATTCCGAGGTATAAGTAAACGGGTTCACGTCGCATCCTTCAAGCGTCTTGCATCCTTGGAAAGTCCTGCACTCTCCGACAGCAGACTCTTGGACATCGTAAGCGTGGACGCGGACGCTCTTGATGCGACAAAAACCAGTGATGGTCAAAGCCATCTGCACTTCGTACAAGTTACGGGTCGGCGTGCTGATGGTTGAATTGCACGATGTATCTTCTGGGGTCGGCAGACGCATCTTCGGCCTGTACTGAGGCTGGAAGTTTTTGAGCGTCGGACAAAGGTTTCCGCACTGATCAGTGGTTGCACACTCAGACCAGTTCGCCCAATCAATCCACCCCGGATATTGATCAGGACGATACTTCACATTGAAAGAAACTTTTCTATCAACATAATTTGTCTGTCCATCAAGTGAATCTTCTCCATCAAGCTCGTCTATGAAGATGTCGCCTGAATCAAGCCGCTTTAATCCGAACGGAATCTCAAAGTTGTATCCACGGGTCTGGATCAACCACTCTATTTTCTTTTTATCGCTTGCAACGCTCTTGTCGGACCTCTCCGCCTTGCTGATCTCCCAGAACTGGATTGATTGGTCAGCTCCGCGAGCAAGAACGAAGCATCGGTCACCGTAAGCATTCTCTGACTTCAAGACCTGCAACACGTCGAGTCCGGTCCAGATTCCAGCCCAAGCCGGCGGAAACTTTTTCCGCAGAGAAGTAATCAAATCAAAATCAAGAACAAGCAATGCTTTGTGGATGACACCTTCAGAGTTGTATCTGGGCTGTGCCGTCATCAACAACCGGTTATCGAACACAACCGCAGAGCTTGCCCAAAGAAGATTGGTCTGATCGTTGTCGGTGATGTTCAACACCTCGTTGCTGATAGGGGTATTGCCCCAATCGTTGAACGACCTCCTTGCGATGATGAACGAGCGCACGCCATCAACCGCCCGATAGAAAACGTCACCGTTGACCGTTATCACAGACCTGGAACCAAGAGCACCATTGGTCAACAAGCTGATTGTTTGGATTGGATAGTTCAGGTTCTTCCAGACATCGCGATCAACCGGAGCATTGATGCTGAAAACGTATCGAGGAGTGAAAATCAGGAGCGGACCTTGGCCGAGCGATGTATCAGGGTTTCCCGGAATACCCATCGCCGTGATACCGCCAGAATCGGAAGGAACAGCAAAGTCTCCACCACTGTTCAAGAACGTGTTCTCAGTTTCCTTTAGAACGCTTGCGCGCGTTCCGTCTCCATAAACGATATCGGTTGCACGGAACGAAAACCCATTCGCAAGAGCGTACCAGATGCGACCGTTTACGTAGGCCATCATCCTCCCGCACTTGATCTCATCGACATTGGCCCTTCGGATCCCAACACCATTAAAAATCAACGGGTCGCTGACACCATCTTGGATGATGACAAAGTTTTCTGCCTGCACCATCCATCCATCCAAGATGTTGGAAGGGTTATAAAGGCTTGAGGATGTGGATATGTTTTGGACGCTGTTCTGGTCGATGTCGTACAGCCAAACTTTTCCACTGATCAACATCAGGATGAATGTCCTGCCGTTGTCCGCGATGTACGGGAGAGCGCATTGAAGGATACCCATCAATCCGCTTGGATTGTAGCACTCTTCCGAATATCCATCAGCCGTGATGTTGGTAATGTCCGCAGTAATCGTCGCATTGTCTGCGGTGATTGAGTCGCATATCACCATGTCTTTCTGGATGAATCCGGGACGAGGAGACACGAATCCCTGCCGGAAGCTGGCATTGACCGCGAACGCGACCTGGTTCCTGTCCACCTCTGACGGCATCACGCCGGAATCGACGCCACCCTCAAATGTGACGGATCCATCGGTGTACCTTTTCGGTGCGCGTTCACTCATCGGTTAGGCTTGGATTCGTTGCACAGAGAATGAAGAACCAGCGTTCACAGCAAGCAGCGTGTTTGCCGCTGTGATTGAAACTTCATAATAGTCACCAACATTTGACGCTTGATCAATGTATGAAAATGCAATCGGAGCCTCTGTTGCACCAGGCGTAAAAGCTAGACTTGTGAAAATAGAAGCTCCGTTTTTCTTTATCTCAAGCGTGGTAGAAGGAGATGGCGTTGTGCTTATGTTTAACACAACATCAATCTTATAATATCCAGTATAAGGAACAACGTATCGACCAGTTGCCGCTACAAATCCAGAAGCTGAATCAAGCGTTGACCAAGTTCCTGATGGAAAGTCTGTAAGGCTAAATGGATTCCTTAGCGTAAGATACGTAAGGAACGACAACGCGCTTCCGGTCACTCTACGGGTGAACGTGACGTAGTTGAACGTAGCAGTTCCAGAAGCGATGGTGATTGTGCCAGCGCCGGGTGTGATTGTGATGTTCGCGCCAGCGGTAAGGCTTGCGACCGTGTATCCAGAACCATTTCCAATCGGGATCTGTCCATTGGTCGGAACAGTTGCGACCCCGGTTCCGCCTTTTGCGACAGTCAAGACACCGCTGATATCTGCAATCGGAACAGTGGGAGAAGTGTTAATCGCTCCAGATCCTGCGCTTCCAAGGGTTTTTACATATCCAGCAGAAAGCGAGTTAAGAGCGGTCGCGCTAGGAATCGAAGCATCAGGAACACGAACGATGTACGTTCCAGCCGAAGAAGCTCCACCGGCCAGTCCAGGAGTTCCTTGAGGTCCAATTGCTCCAGCGAGGCTGATGAGCGAACCAATAGGGATAACCGTGGTCGGAATCGCGTTCGGGATGCTCAACAATCCGGAGGCTGGATTCTGAAGGGTCAATTGAAGCCCATCAACCGACGTGACCTGCATGTATCCTAGACCCTGCACGGATACAAAGAACTGACCAGCAACCGATTCAGGAAGAAAGTCCGTTGCGTTTACATAAACCAAAACGCTAGACGCAAGAGCGGGGGTGATAAACGATGCCGTGGTCGTACAAAACGAATTGATTCCGTTCGTTCCGTTCGCGCCAGCAGCACCAGTCGCGCCTTGAGGTCCAGGGATGTTGACGACAATCGGAGTCGTGTCGCAAGGGGTGCAACAACCGGATGAAGAAACAAGTTGCGACGACATAATTTTCCTTTCGCAGAACCTCAATCGCAGCGAGAACTATTGCAAGGCCAAACTATGTCTGAACCAGTGTCTGAGCATCCATTGATCAATCACAAGTACGGGATTCGTTCCCCGGTCAAGATTCCAGATCTTGAACTAGAACTGTACGCATTTCGCAATCGTCTTCAGCCAAATGAAGGCGGACTTGGAACCTTCAACCATTTTGTCAACGTCAGCAAAATGGTATGGCCGAAGATGAGTTGGAATCCTTGGCTAGAAGCTCAGGTAGAAAGCCTTTGCGAACATGATTACGTTGGATGGGCAGGATGCGGAGCAAGCGGAAAGACCTTTGGTGCAACGCTTTTTGCAACTGTCTGGTGGCTAGCCAATCCATCAAAGACAACCGTCGTGCTTACTTCCACCACGGCGAAGATGATCCGGAAGCGTATGTGGGCCAATCTTCAAGAATTGGTCCGCAAATCGCGCGGATTCCCCGGCAATATGGTCGATTCCAAGATGTCTTTGCAGGCAATCAAGGGCGATGATCGACACTCGATATCCGCGATTGCTGTCGCTGAAGGAAACACGTCCAAGGCGGTGGCCAACATCCAGGGTATCCATGCAGAGCGGGTGATGGTCATCATCGACGAAGCTACGGACACCCCCGAAGCTGCTTTCGAGGCTTGCACAAACCTGAGCAAAGGCTGTCGCGAGTTCAAGATGCTCGTCATCGGGAACCCTGCGTCAAAGTACGACCCTCATGGACGGTTCTGCACGCCGGCAAAGGGATGGCGCAGCGTCACCATCGAGGATCAGCATTGGCTTACAGAACGCGGCATGTGCCGACGGTTTGACGGCATGAAGTCTCCAAACATCAGCGAGGGACGCACGAAGTATCCCTATCTGATCACGCACGACCAAGTTCTGTCGGCCATGCGCCATGAGGGCGAGCAGTCTCCTACGTTCTGGAAGTACACACGCGGGTTCTGGTCGCCGGACGGAATGGTGAAGACAGTTCTGTCGGAATCGATCATCGAGACGTACACACCTACAAGAAAATTGGTGTTTACTACCAACGTCCAAGTTGTCGCCGGCTTGGACCCCGGTTTTGGTGGTGATCGATGCGTTCTTCGTTTTGCAAAAGTTGGAACCGCTAACGATAAAGTAAGCATTCTTTTTGGAGACGTGATCCATATTTCTCCAAATGCACAGCTAACCGAGCCGGTCCATTACCAGATTGCCAACCGGGTAAAAGAAGAATGTTCTCAGCGAGGAGTCCCACCGGACAAGTTTGCTCTGGATTCAAGCGGCGAAGGAGGTGGATTGGCCGACATATTGACCCGAGAATGGGGCGTTGTTCATCGAGTCGAGTTCGGCGGATCCGCTTCGACCATCCCGGTCAGCGATGAGGATTCAAGGCCATGCAACGAAGCATACGACCGAAAAGTGACAGAGTTGTGGTTCTCGATGCGTAAATGGGTTGTCGAAGAACGTGTCGGAGGAATGGACATCGAGACGCTTCAGGAGTTCTGCGCGCGAATGTTCGACGATTCCAAGCGCAAGATATCCGTTGAAACCAAGACCGTGATGAAGCAACGCACAGGCAAATCGCCTGACTTGGCCGACGCAGCTGTAGTCTTGCTTGATTTGGTTCGCAAAACTGCTGTCCTTGAACCTAGAGCAACTAAAGTTGACAAAGTTTGGGAAAAGCTGGTCCGTGAAGCAGATTCAATCTATCACGACGAACAAATCGAAGGATGAACAAAAGAACTGGATACAAAATCTTGAACGAACACATGGTCATCCCCGGTGGATGGCATTATCGGGTTCCAGAGACAGGCATTGAGATTGCTGGCGGTTCATGGCCACAACTCCATGAGTTCATCAAGAACCATTACAATGCGAACGCTATCCAGATACCGGGAAACCTTGATGACCTGATTGTTGAATATGCGTGCCGAAATGGGGCTGATTGCACGTACGACGAGGTCGAGCTATCCAAGCCGGCTGGACGCAAATCATTGGAGATTGGTGACGTTATCCGTTTCAGCATGAGTCTTCTCCACGGATTGACCATCGGTGGAGGGAAAGTGGGCCAAGAAGAGGCGAATCGTCGCGCCAACATCTGCGCTGGATGTCGATTCAATAGAAAGCCGCTTGGATGCACAGGATGTAATGCGCGAGTATTGAAAGATGCTGTCAAAACATTTTCTCAACATGGAAGCACCCCTGTTGACGAACAGCTACAAAGTTGTGAGTTTTGCGGTTGCTTTATCAGGAGCCTGGTATGGTTTCCTATTGAAACGCTCTATAAATTTGCAGACAGTACAGAGAACGAAAACCTTCCGGATCACTGCTGGAAAAAACGACCATGTACGGCAACCTAGTCCAACTCCCGCTCGAAACCATCGATGAAGACGGTAAGGCTCCTGAGACGCGCCTTGCTGATGCGGCTTCCGCCCGCGAAATCTTCCAGAAGCTGATCATGGCCGATCAGTTGCGTAATGCCACGCGCTCCAAGCTGCGCGGACTTGTCGATGGCAATCCTCCGTACAATCCGGCGGAGCTACGTCGAAACAACCAAGCGTTCCGAACCAACGTGAACTTCCGCGAGTCTGAAGCGTTTCTATCGCTCGCGATGGCTTCATTCTATGACGTGTTCGCCGAGGTTCCGACCTATGCCAATATCCGCACTGGTTACGGAAACGACATGGATAAGCGGGAGGATTGGTCGAAGATCATCACCGAAGAGTTCGACCGCCTTCAGAAGCTCGACAAAGATTTTGATTACATCATGCAGTTGTCGCAACGAGAGATGGTTCTCGTTGGAGATGGTCCATTGATTTTTGAGGACGCTACCGATTGGCGATGCAAAGCCATCATGGCGAATGATTTGCTTGTTCCTGATGGAACCAAGTCCAATGTCAGCGATTGGAAGGTTGCTCTTGTCCGTACCCGGATGGGTGTAGATGACTTGTTTGAAAAGATTCAAGACGAGGAATCCGCAAAAGCCACCGGATGGAACGTAGATTATGTACGTCAGCGTATCCGTGCGGCAATGCCTGAACCGTATCGCTCTGGTGTGCAGTACGATTGGGAGTTTTTCCAACGTCAGCTTCGTTCAAACGATATCACGTTTTCTGCGCGGTCCGAGGTGGTGTTGATGTGCCATGTCTTCTACAAAGAATTCGATGGCAAGATCAGTCACGCCATCATCGATGAGCGCGACAGCCAGGGGTTCATGTACCGGAAGCTGCGTCGATTCAGTCGATGGGAGCAGGTCATCCATCCGATGTACTACGACCGTGGCGACGGCGAGCATCACGGCGTCAAGGGACTTGGAATCAAGATGTTGCAGGCGATGGAGTTGAAGAACCGACTCCGTTGCGCGATGGTTGATGCCGCATTCGCTCGCACTCAGATCCTGTTCCGACCGCTCAACGCGAATGCCCTTAGCAAGACGAGCGTGGTACAGCAGGGTCCGTACGCAATTCTTCCTCCTGATTACGAAGTCATCCAGCAGAACATCGCCGGCGTCCTAGATGCGCCTATGGCGGTCAACGCGGAACTTGAGAACGTGCTCCAAGGAAACCTGTCGCAGTATAGGCAATCGCTCTCCAAGCCCCAGGGAAACCCCAAGACGGCGTTCGAGGTGAACGTGATGGTGTCGCAGCAGTCTGCGATTGGTAAAACTCAGTTGAGCCGGTACTACAACCAACTCGATTCGTTTTTTGAGGAACGATACAACCGCGCTTCAAATCCCAACCTGAACCCAATCACGAAGTCTGACAAGGACGCCATCGAGTTCCAGCGTCGATGCAAAGAGCGCGGTGTTCCCGTGCAAGCCATGATGGATATTGATTTCGTTGAAGCTACTCGGACGGTTGGCCAAGGTTCTCAGTTTGCAAAACAGCAGTTGCTTGGTTCTTTGCTCAGTCTTTCTGGCGCACTTCCTGAAGGTGGCAAAATCAATCTGCTCAAGGACTACATCGCGGCTCAGGTTGGTCAGCAGATGGTGGATAGGTATCTGCCAACTCAAATTCAATCGTCGCGCATCCAGGACCAAGCCGCTCTTGCCGTTCTCGAACATGCGTCCATCCACCAGAGCAATATGCCGATTGTCACCGACACGCAGGACCACGTGATCCATATCGACACGCACATGGCTGCGGCAAACCAAGCTGCTTCATCGCTCCAGAGCGGTGGCAATCCACAGGAAATCATGTTGTTCATGCAGGGTATCGGGCAACACGTCCAAGACCATTTGCAGCGTCTTTCCACTGACCCCGCTCGCCGGCAACAGGTTGATGGATACGCGCAGCACCTCCAGGAGCTTGGCAAGACCATCGAACAGCTTGGGCAGATGATCCAGCAACAGCAGCAGGGTCAGGCGCAGATGCAGCAGGCGCAGGCCATCCAGCAGGGTACTGACCCTCGTACCGCTGTGATGAACGCGGATATCCAAGCAAAAATTGCTCGCCAGAATGCGGAGACGATGGCCAACATCCAACGACAGAACGCAAAGACGAGCGCAGATTTGTCCCGTAGGAATGCGAAGACGACTGCGGACATCCAGCGAGCGAACGCAACTGCCGAGTCTGACTTGGCGCGGTGATAATGAAAAACATACATTTCGTACACGGCCTTCACGACGACGGATTCCACATCTGCGAACGGATTGCAATCGCTTCAGCTTGGGTAAACAACCCGGACTGGAGCGTTTTTCTTTGGACGCCTAAGGAACCAACCGGCGAACAATGGGAAAAGCTCAAGGCCAAGGTTCCGGTCCGCGTGATGCTGATCGACAACCCGATACAGTGGAACGGCAACAACATCCCAAAGCATCAGCATCGAGCCGACCTGATCCGCCACACCGTCCTGTACACGATGGGCGGAGTCTATGCCGACACCGACACCATCACGGTCGCTCCGTTTCCAAAAGATTGGCTTGATCACGACACGGTCATCGGTCGCGAGTTCTGCGGTTCGGACCCGACCATCGGCCTGTGCAACGCGGTGATGTTCTCCAAGATGCACAGCCGGTTCCAATGGAAGTGGCTCCAGAAGTGGCAGGAGTTTGACGGCAGCGGATGGAACGAGATCTCGGTCCAGTACCCAATGAAGTTGCATCAAGAAAATCCCGGACTAGCCAAGGTTGTTGACTTTGAGATGTTAGGGTTCATCCATTGTGAATCAAATAAGTATTGGTATGGAATCCATTCTCTTACTGGATGTTCAATCGCCCACTTGTGGCGGACCTATCACGACCAGACGATGCGCTCATTGACAGAGGAGATCATTTTGAAACGAGAAAACACTTATTGCGAGTATGCTTCAAAATACCTTTGACCGAATCTATCGGAACGATGAGTGGAACGGAGGATCTGGACCCGGATCTCATGCACAAAACACGATCAAGTACGTCGAGTTCCTGAACTCGTTCATCCGCGAGAACTCAATCAAGTCGATATTAGATGTTGGCTGCGGAGATTGGCAGTTGATGTCGATGGTTGATTTGTCCGGTATCAGGTACAAAGGAATCGATGTCAGCGCGGTTGCGGTTGAAATCGCCAAGAATCGCGCGCCGGCTGGAACAGACATCAGCGTTGGAGAAATAGTAGACATCCGCGAATCATTTGATCTGGTCCATATCAAAGACGTGTTGCAACATCTTGAGTTTTCGAGGTGTAGAAAGATTCTGGACACGATTTCTTCCAGGCATAAATCCGCGCTTGTCGTCAACGAGTATCCAGGAAACACAAACGACATCCAAGATGGTGGTTACAGGCCGTTGAGTATCGCCTCTGACCCTATTTGTTGGCCGAGATCAACAATGATCAGCGTGTTCAATGAGCCTGCGTTTAGAAAATCAGTAACATATATCTATCCATTATGACTCCGCATGAATTGCTAAAAGACTTTGTATCAATCCATTATCCAAAGATGGGTGGATGGTGCGACCCTGAAAAGGGGTTCCAGATTGGAAGCCTTGTTCTCGACCACAAGCCTCAACATATCGCGGAGGTCGGTGTGTTCGAGGGCAAGTCAACGCTCGCTCTGGCTTATGCCTGCAAGCTCAACGGTAGCGGAACCGTCTATGCAATCGACTCATGGAAAAAAGAGGACTGCATCGATGACGAGACAAACCCCAACCAAGAATGGTGGTCGAAGCTGGACCTGGACGGCCACTACGAGGCTTTTGTGGGCCACTGTGTCCGTGCTCAGGTTGTTCGTCAGATGCAGTTCTGCCGCATGTCGTCTTGGGATGCTTCGAGGTCGCTCCCGGATATGGATATGGTCCACATCGACGCCAACCATGCTGAATGGCCGTCCACCAGCGATGTCGTCAACTGGCTTCCAAAGCTCAAGGTCGGCGGTTATCTGATCATGGATGATGTGAATTGGGATTCCACGCAGACCGCTATCCGGTTTGCCGAGAAATACTGCTCGCTGACTGCCCGCTTCGACATGAAAGAAAGCGTGTTCTCGATCTATCAAAAAACCAAGAAATGATACCGATTGTAATAACGCAACGCGGGTCGGAGAGGATTGGACCCGTCAGTGAAAGGCTCAAGGGATATGGTGTCCAAGAGTTCAAGTTTTTCTATGGGTTCAACGGAGCAAAGTCCGGTCTTAAAGCAACCATCCCGTATACAGGTGACGACCCAAGCGGATCAGAACATATCGGACCAAAGCATATCGGCTGCACGATGTCGCACATCATGCTGTGGAGCGCGCTTGAACTGTCAGATGAGAATGATCATTGGCTTATATTTGAAGATGACGTGATGCTTCGGGATGGATGGAAAGAATCCATCAACCTCGCTCTGGAAGAAGTTCCAAAAGATTGGGACATGATTTTTGTCGGGTCATGCTGCACCCAGGGCCGTGTCGGTGAAAAGGTTGGCAATGCTCTGTATCGATGCCACCCGCTCTGCACGCATGCGTACATTGTGCGACGAAAAGCGTTGAAGACGTTGCTCGAAACGGTGGTTGAAATTTCCGCGCCAATTGATTTGCTGATCTTCTTCAGATCGAGTCATCTTCTGAATTCATATTCGATTATCCCAAGGGTCGCAGACCAGTTGGACACAGAGATCCCAGATTGACCGGAGCGAACATAATGAAAGACATCATCCGAAGCCTTTCCATCAAGGCTCTAAAACGATTTGCAAATGGTGGAGACGGTCAAGCTGACTTGTTGATGGAGATTGAAGATCTACGCAAGACACTTGAATTGAGAGCGGTTGAAAATGAAGAGCATCTGACAGAGGTTCGAGAAGAGCGCGACCATTGGCTGTCTCTTTATGATGAAATCAAATTTGCTGCTGAATTCCTTATGAGCTACGCAAAAAATGACGTTCCAAAGCTGGCTGAACAAGTGGATTGGGAGGTAGGCAAGATTGTTCTCCCCGAAGAAGTTGGAACGTATTACTTCAATCCTGCCATCATTCAAGAGCCGGATGGCAAGATCCTTCTTTTCGCTCGTCGATGCCGCAATAAACGCGAGAAGGATGAGGATGTCTACGTCGAAAAGAACGACATCGTTGTCTTTGAACTCAGCAAAGACCTGCGTGCCACGAAGAAAGCGTTGATTCAACTCACGTCACAGCATCCAAACGAACAGTTTGAAGATCCTCGGGTCATCAAGTTTGGTGACAAGTACGGAGTCAGTTGCGCCACATTTGTCCCGTTCAAGTCGTACGCGCATCAGGCGATGTTCCTGCTTGATAAACAGTTCCTGAACGTGGGCCGATTCGATACTGTCTACGGGAACAACTTGTCGCAGGCGATGGTGAACGATGGTCACGAAAAGAACTGGCTGTACTTTGTCCATGACAACGCTCCGCACATGGTCTATTCCTCCAACCCTCATGTCGTTGTGCGCCTAAATGGGCGGTTAGAGAAGGAAGCGGAATACTCGACCGATGAGTTCAATCCTCTTTGGAAGTTCGGCGAAGTGCGCGGCGGCTCCAACCCTATCCTTGCGGACGGCCTGTACTGGACCTTCTTCCATAGCTCGCTTCCGTGGATCAACAAGAAGCGTAGGTATTACATGGGTGCATACGCTTTTGAAGCCAAAGCTCCGTTCCGCATCGTTCGCATGACCACGCTTCCGATCCTTACCGGAACAAATCAACAGGATTGGTGGCCTGGACTTCCTGCGGTTGTCTTTCCTTGCGGCGCGTTCTACGATAGTTCAAAGAATCAGTTCGTTGTTTCGTATGGAATCAACGATGTTGACTGCGGATACATCAAGCTACCACTGGCCGACATGCTGGAGATTACCAAGGTCATCCGGCCCAAACGAGATACCGTCACCCCCGAGAAACCAATCAAACTAGATGACGTTCTCGACCCGATTCCTCAGAGACACAAACTGAAACGTAACACGATCACAAAATATGATAAACTGGATGCGCGGCTTAACGAAAGAGAACCCGAAGAACTTGCTGGAACTGCCTGACGTAAATATCGCGGACTGGATAATCAACGGACAACAGGCAGAACTCGCGCTCATCATGCGGAATCCTGTGCTCAGGATGGCTCTACGCATCGTTGCAGAGTCCATGCCCATCGCAATGCCATCTCACGGTAGCAAGGAGTCAGACATTGTTTTTGCCGCCGGCATCACCGCTGGTTATGCACATTGTCTTGAAAATTTGCGAAAATTGTCAGTAGTTGATGCCACGAAAGAACTTGAAGCGACCTTTGACGATAAAAACTAACAAAACTTTATGGAAGAACCACTGAACTCGCCCGTTGTCCATTCTGCACAGCCTCCTGATTTTGGAAGCTCATTCATCGACGCATTCAAGGCCAGCGGTCTTGAAGACATCGCGGTTGCTGATGGCGTTGCTTCTGAAATCAAAGAAGAACCCAAGGCAAAAAAGCAATCCCCCCCATCCGCCGATAGCAAAAAGTCAAACTCTCAGGAAAAACTGAGTCGCGCAGAGATGGACATCGATCAGATGTTCAAGCCCAAGGAGAAGGCCGTCGAAATTGATTCTGACATCCCGGAATCCATCAAGTCCACGAAAGCGGCAGACGCATTCCGCAAGATCAAGGAGGAGAAGGCGCAGCTATCCAAACAGATTGATGACCTCAAGGCTGGAAAGGTTTCCGACACGGAGGTTGAATCCAAGTTCAAGACTCTTCAATCGGAGCGTGATGCGCTTTCCGAACGTGTCCGATTGCTCGACATCGAGCGGCATCCCGATTTCGTCAAGAAGTACGAGTCGAAGATCACCGGCGTTTTTGATTCGTTGAAGGGGCTTGTCGGGACCGAAGGGGATCGCCTGATCGGATTGCTCAAATCTCCCGAAAACGATTATCGGAACTCTCAAATCGACGACATTGTTGAGGGTCTTTCTCCTTCTAAGAAGGCGAAGCTCGGAGCATTGATTGTCAAGTACGACGAGATCAACGGAGAAAAGTCTGCTGAGATGTCCGAGGCAAAAGCCGATTACGATGCGATTATCTCGAAGTACAGGCAGGATAGCGATGCAAATACCGCGTCCGCTTTGGAGTCGGCCACCAAGACCTGGACCAAGGTGAGCGAGAATGCTCGCGCTCTTGAGATCTTCGAGCCTCGCGACAACGATGAGGAGTGGAACACTGAACTGAATGGCCGACTCAATCTCGCCCGACAGATCTTCAACGGCGAGAACAGTGAAGAAGACCTCGCCAAAGCCGCCCTATGGGCCGCAGCCGCTCCCAAGTACCGTGAACTGCTGTATTCTCAGGTGGAGGTCAACAAGCGCCTACAAGCCGAACTGGCTAAGTATCGCGGCAGTCAGCCTGGAGTCAGTTCCAAGGCGACGACATCCGGAGGAAAAGTCAGCAATGCTGATTCATCCAAGAGCGAAGACTTCGTTTCGAGCGTGATGAAGTCGCTTGGACGCTGAAGCGTTTGTCAAATTCTAAAACGATTACCCCCCGGTTGTTTTTATTACAATCGGGGGGTTTTTCTTGGAATCGATTACTTCTTGTATGGACCGCTTCCGTAAGGCCCACTTCCACTCGGAATAGGCTTAGTGGTTGGCTTGGTTGGGTTTTTTGCGGAGGCTGATGTGGTTGTCTGCTTGTAAGGTCCGCTTCCTGAAACGGAACCCTTATACGGTGCGTTATTGCTCATTTATCCTTTGGTAGTGCATACCATCCTTCACTGATGATGATGCGGTTGCTGCTGCGAATCGTTTTGCCGCTTGCGTCAAGTACCCAAACCTTAGCTTTGACGCTCTCAGCGAGGCGCACAGGCTCACCGTGGGGGACGTAGATCACTCGGCTCGCGCACCCCGCGCTCATGCTCATCGATGCGAGCAAGCAGATCACGCTTAAGCTCCGGTTGTTTCTTGGCGTCTTCACTAGATACGTCTTGTTTTGACAAAGAAAACAGCCAGTCGACCAGTTTTACAATCAGGTCAGCCAAAAAACTCATTTCTGACCTGCTGCATCAGCGTTTTTCTTGTTGTTATAGATGGACCAAGCAACACCAGAAGCGGTGACAGCGGCACCGACAAGCTCACCGGCTTGATCAGACGAAACAAGACCCTTGCCAACCAAGTAACCTCCAGCAGCGGTCAAAACATGGCGAAGCAGAGATGCAAAATAAGCGTTCATTTGTTGTTTTTAATTTTTCTGTACAGTTCGATTGATTTTACAACACAGGTCAAAAGGGCGGCAAGCGCACCAAGCGCAAGCGATGCTCCTTTTAGATTTGGTTCTGAAAATATCGCGTTCCCGAGTAGGCCAAGAACTGGCCCACCAACGCCTATCGACATATCGCGAACAAAAGCGTGGTGGCCAGTCATGGTGGCCTTTTAATTGGTTCCCTCGGACTGCTTTGCAGCTTCAAGGATGATGTCGGCAATCGGAACAGCGACCTTTGCATTCTGATAACCACCGGCTTTGATGGCGATATCGACGAGTTGCATCAGTGCATTCGCTTGTTCAGTCGTCAGTTCAATTTTGATCATGCGACAGGAGCTTCGGAAACAATGATTGGCTCGTCAATGACAACCGGAACCGGCGTCCAAGGAAGTGGAAGCGACACGACCGAAGCATTGGCCTGGTCAACAATCTCTTTCTCCACGCTCGCCTCGACAGACGCCTTATCAACACCGTTGTCCCAACACCAACCAAGAACCTGAGCCTCGGTCAATTGGTCGTACGGAGTGAAATCGCCGCTCGGAGGAGCGAACGACACGCATCCGGTCAAAGCAGAACTAAATGCCCCATCAGATCCACGGCAACTCCAGTTCGCCGTGATGACAACATCAGACAACGATGCTTCGGTCTTTTTGACCAAAATCTGTTTGATGATCCAGTTGATTGAGATAGTGGTGGTCATAAAAGATTAAACCATGTAAGTTCCAGAAACCATCAATAAACAAGCCACATCAATAGGAACAGCCGTAGCCGCACCGCCACCGGCTGGATATTGGTTCAAGATAATAGAAGTGCTGGAATTAGTAATGTAGCCAAGAACAATGCTTGATGCAGACAGTGAAAGATTGTTTACATTACCAAAAGTTACAGAGCTTGTTTGATTGATTGTTGCGTTTGATGTAAACGGCAATCCTCCAATCAACATGTCTCCGGTGCCTGTATGCGCTGAGGTTCCAACGTAAATGTTAAAGAAAACCAAGTTTCCAACTTTTGTGTAATTTCCCTTTTGAACCGAATACACTCCAACACCAGCAATCGTTCCGCCAACGATAGTCGGCGTGAACGTACCTTCCTCGTAATCATCGAGAGTGTTCACGTCGGTCGCAGCAACCTGCGTCGCCGGGAACGTGATGCCCGATTTAAGCTGGAGAACACCACCGTTTGCGTTGTTTGTAAGAGTACCAACCAGTAAATTTCCTCCGTTTGGTTGCAATGCAATGTCATAATTAGTTGCGTAAGTTGACCTGTGACGAGCCTGTATCCATGCGTAATACGGCCCTGTCGCATAGACTCCAGAATCCATGACTAGTCCAGTCCCGGGCGCTCCAATGCGAAATGAACCATTGTTAGTTGCTGTCCCGCTTGTTGCGGGAATAGCTTGTGTCCCATTTACGACCAACTTGAAGTCAGGACTCACTTCAATACCCAAGCCAGTTGAATTGAGCGTCATCCGCGTACCGCCTGCGCCGTCAAACCAACTGAACACGCCAAGCGGAGCAATACGATACTGAGCGAGCGAATTGGCGGCGAATTCCAACGTGTTCGCAGCAGGCAGATACACGCCATTGGCCGGAATCGTTCCGCCAGTGACAGTCAACTTCGACCCCGACAACGCACCAACAACAGTCAACGCATCGGTCGTCTTGTCGTATGTCAACCCAGGGTCACCAGCCAGATTCGTTCCGCCATCATTGAAGATGACCTGCGTCGTGGAACCAGGAAGACCGACACCCCCTCCAAGAGCCGTGTACAACTCGGTGAAGTTCTGGTTGGTGTAATCAAACGACGTCCGCAACGGTGTACCCGTCCCGTCGTTCGGAGCCGCGCCGATGTTGATGGTCTGTTTTGCCATAAAATTAGATGAATTCCGTCATGTCCGCAGTGATCATTGTCGAAGATGAATCGATAACCGTGTTGTCAGCAGTGATGTCCGCCGTTCCACCAAGAGTCGATGCCTCCCAAAGTAGGCCAAGTTCCAACAGAACCCTTTCACGCGGACTCTTGCACGAAGCTCCATAAGCCTCGTTGATCAAAGTCAAAGCATCCGCGCATGAGATGTTAGCCATATCAGTTCGCAATGATCTTGAACCAAGCGACTCCGTTCGACATCACCACCGCTCCATTCCATTGCGGAGTCAAAACATGAGTTGCCGCTCCATCGATGGTTTCTGCCCCGTATCCATCGACCGTCACCGTGTTTGCGCCGGCATTGATGCGCTTGAAAGCATAGATACGACCCGGAACAAGCGCAGCGGGAGGAAGCGTCATCGTGATCGCCCCGCCAGTGGCATCGCAGATGAGCAGATAATCGCCGCTGACCACCGTGCCAGTGGCGGTGACGCTCCTGAACGCTCCTCGCGTCGCGCCACCACCCTGCAAATAAACAGCGATGCGATTCTCAAGAGCAAGCCTGGCCAACTCAAGCTCACGCGGAGAACGGCATCCAAGTGCCGCCATCTCGTTGATCAGCGTCTCCGCCTCGTCGCATGTGATGTTTGCCATATCGATTTATCAGGCCATCGGACCACGACCACGCTGCATCACTTCGGCAATGAATCCCTGTTTTCCATGAGCCGCTTCACCACCTTCCTCCGCTCCATGCGCCTTCATCTTGCCTTCACCTTCAGCTTCGCTCTCATTGGATTCGTAACCGGCAAGAGGTTGGCCATCCACCTCCACCAACATCGCCTTGCCGTTCTTCTTCAACACGATGGTCGCCATCGTCTGAAACTTCTCGCCTTCCTTCAAGTTCTCAGGAACCTCGACACCCTCCGGAAGAATAAAATTCGGCATGAACGAAGCATTGCTTCATGCAATATCTTGTCAATACGAAAAACCCACCACCAGCCTTTCGGCCAATGATGGGCTGTGTCAATCCAACCTATCGATCAGGAGCAGATGATCTGGGTCAGAGCACCAGTGCAACGACGGAAGATGATCGTCATGCCCTGGTTCGTGAAGATCGGCTCCGGAGCGTGCATGAACTCGGCGTAATGCTGGCCCTTCTTATCGAGCGGATCCACGCAATCAACACTGAGCTTGTACGCGCCAGTGACCCACTGCCACTCGCCCATGTAGTTGGTCGGCATCCAAGACAGATCACCAACCCGGTTGATAGGCCGCACGATGTGACTCTTGAACACATACGGAGTGACGACGAACGCACCCTCGTACGAAGCAGTCGTCCAGGTCGGATTGACACTGAACACAGTACCCTTCGTGCCGCTCGCACTGGTGAACGGCTGGACGAGCGTGTACTTGCCGCCGGAATAGCTGAACCGGGGCGGGAACAGATTCGGCACATGCCGGAAGTTCTTGATGACCCGGTTCGCACCGATGCGCTTCAGCAACGTCGATCCTTCGCCAGAGCCGGTATCCGCGATGTTGAGGTCGGAACGGAACGCAGGATTGTTCTGCGCGATGCGCTGCGACGCCTCCAACCCGATGTACAACGGGAACACAGGACCATCGCTGCTGTACGAGATGAACCCAGAACTATCAGGATTCGTCGCGCCATTGCGGATGAGCGTCGCCGCCGCCACATCCAACATCTCCTGGGTCAACTCCGACGTGGACTGATTCAACGCCTGACCAGTGCTCACACCATCGGCCCACGGGAACTCATTCACGCCGGCAGGAATCGTTTCGGTCTGCGTGAAACTCGAATCCGCGACCGCCTTGATGGCATACTTCGCGAAGATATTCTGATACCGGGTTTCCCAAGAACGCTGCGCCCGGATGGACAGCTTCTCAAGATACACACGCAAGAACGCTTCGACACGATGATCGAAAGTAAGGTCGTCCTTACACAGCAACGGACCCTTGAGCGCGAAACGCTCAGGACCCCAAGTGACCGCGTTGTAACCAACGGGGACATCGTTGTACGTCACATCGCAAGCATTGGCAGTACTGCCGTCAGCAAGCGTGATAGCAGCCCAGGTCTCAGCCGCAGTCGGCTCGATGCTGGTCGTAGTGAACGAAGTCTGCGTCAGACCAGTACCCTGCGGATACTCGCCTCGCTCGATAAGGTTGAGCCACATCGAACGATACGACGCGCGCTTATAGACATCCTGTGCAAGCGACTCCGTAGCCACCGCAAAGGCATTGAACACATTGGGACAAGCCATAATGAAAACTGTTTCCTGCGTTTACCGCTTTTTAGTGGGCCATCCATCCATCATCCAATGGACCGATATTCCCCACCACCACCAAACGCGGGCTGTCATTTCCGCTTAGACATTCGCATCCGATGACCAATCGTATGCAATCATTAAGGTCGATGGATGGATGGATGATTAGAATCTATTACTTTGTCAATGAGAATGTATCCCGCGTAGCTATCGCGTAGCTATCGCGAAGCTCGCTCTGCTCTGCGATATAGTTGCTGTTGCCGTAAAATAAACCAATCCTGTCCGGACGAACGATATCGCGCTTTTCAATGAACCCACGAAAATCGTAAGGGCCAGGGAACGTGCCGACCATCAACGCATACAAATCCACTCCATCAGCCTTTCTACCGCACCTCCGCGCATCCACCAGCAGCTTTCCAGCCCGATGCTTTGTCGTCTTCACATCGACACGCATACCATCAGGCAGAACACAGTCATGCGATGGATGCGGAGGCGCACAATCAATATCCATGTCCGGATACACATTGAACAATTTACAAAACGCAATCTCCCCAGCCATCCCCTCCAAATCAATTATCGCGTCGTCAACAACTCCAAATTTCATTCTCGGAACATTGAAATTACGATTATTTTTACCCCTATGCTCTGCCAAGAAATTAGCAAGTTTACGCTCTGCAAGATTTAAAGATACAGTTTGACCAATCTTTACTTTATTTAATGCGTTCAAAATGATGGAAAATTTTTGAGGGAGGTATAGTAAACGACCCCCACCCCCAAAGGGGGCGCCGGCGGTCGAGCTCC